ATCTGCGGCTTCATACAAATTGAGAAACGACTTTAACAGTTCCATTTCACTTTTACATTTATAGTATTTAATTTCCAAATGAGAAACTTCTGGTGATTTGTTTTCCCAATCACCCAAACCCAACACAGTATAAAGATCGCCACATTTCATGGTGATCGCATTTACACGCTCTTGAGCAACATCTGGTTCGGGAAATCCTTGTTCGCACTCGACCTCAATATCAATATTCATAATATTAATTTTATCAATATCAAATTCCATTTCTGGATAATTGTCTGCGATAAAAGGATATGTATAGGTTTGCATCCCATACCAATCTGTAACACCCTCGGTGGATTTTACTTTACCACGGGCTTCACCGATTGACTCGAATTTAACTCTTTTAAGACTTTTGCCATCTAAAGATTTGTATTTTGAAGAACTATCTCTTGTTTCATAAAATAAAGACGGTTCATAATCCATCCTCTTAGATTGTCTTTCGCCACGTTCATTAACCTCGCGAACTAGAATTTTACTACCAATGTTCTGTACGTTCGTATAGAATTTCATGTATGATCTCACTAAATTTAATAATATAATTTTATCACAAAAAAGGGGTCGTTGTCAACCCCTTTTTTATTTTATGGCATTTTTACATACGCATGATTGCTCGGTTTCGACGGGCTTGTAGTTTTTATAGATGAATTTGATGGTGGCAACACCAATCCACTACCAAAAACCTGATTATATTCATTTGTCAATTCATTTACAGGATCTACTATAAATCCGATATAATGACTCTTCAAATCTATTCCATCAGAACTTTGAGTATATGGCATAAAGGGTGACAGTCCTACCCGAGCAGTCGCAGTGGTTGTATCAGAATATGATGCCACAATCTGACAAACATTCTTAATATGCAATCCACTTCCGTCCGGAAGATCTGATATATTACCCATTAGTTCTTCGCCGGAAATAAGACGTACCACCTTTATCATTTAGGTATCACTCTCGGGCAATTGTTCATCTGTTTGTGGTTTAATATTTGCAAAATATGAAATGATAGTTTTGAGTTTTCCCTCTGCCTCTTCAAGTTTTCCAACCAAAATATCCATCTCTTCTACCAAGTTTCCATGTTCGCCCACGCCTACAGAATTTTCAAAATATGTCTGTAAGTTTGCAATTGCTGCATCTCTTTCATATTCATATTTTCTTATAAGTGCTCTTAATTTTAAACTATGTGAATAATCCAACTTCATCAGCTTTTGCTCCTCTTTTAATCCACTTTTTTTCATTCTTAATGTGATCTCGAAGAGATTGTTCGAGACTTCTGGCCTCAGGCGTATCTCCTAACCACTTAATGATTCGTCTTTCAAACCATTGCCATTCCATATTCAATATCTTTTGTACCACATCAGGGTGAGCTAAAAGTATTGTTTTATTGTTCAATATGTGTTGAATTAAATCTTCGTTTGGCAATCCGGGCAAAAAAGAAACCATGCCATGACCGCCGTTGTTAGAACGACTAGTTTTATATGGAATTTGTTGTTCTTCTGATAAAATATCATTAAGCGCAACGGCCTGATCTGGTGATACTTTTCTAGTTTCTTCTTCCATTATTTAACAATCCATTCCTTTTCGTCTTGAATTTCTGCCCGGCGAGTTTTGCATAACTTCATCAATTCATTCAAATGTTTCCGAGCACGAATTCCGGCAGATTTATTTCCACCCGTAAATTTTTCATTTTCTATTTTATACTGTTCCAACTCAATAGTCAATTGATCGTGAGTTTCCATAGTTTAACATCCTTTAGTTGTGTGGGGGGATCTCTCCCCCCTGTTGATTATTCTGTAAGAAGTGTTTTCTTACGTTTTTTACCAGAACCAATTTCAATTTTTCTGGGCCGTTTTTCTTCTGGAATAATATGTTCCAGTTCAATAGTTAATAGTCCATTTACAATTTTTGCATGATTGACTACCACATCTTGATTCAATGTGAAATTTCTTTCAAAATCTCTGGACGAAATACCTTTATGTAGATATTCGGCCTCAATGTCACTTACTGCAACCGTACCAGATACGGTCAGAGTAGATTCTTTGAGTTCAACACTCAATTCATCTTCTGAGAATCCAGATACAGCGACTTCGATACGATAAAACGAATCGTCCTCTCTGATAATATTGAAGGGTGGATAGTTGTTTTGCGTTGTGAGCGATGTACGCTCCAATTCATTAAATAACCTATCGAACCCCACACTATAACGCATAAAAGGGTCTGTCTTAAAATTCGTAACCATGTTTTTTTCCTCCTGTTAAGCAAGGTTTACGTTTGGTCTCTTTCGAGCACCGTGTTGATTTTGCCGTGCAATACGCGCTGGAATCAACGATCCAACATACTATATATAACAAATTTACAGTCCTGTTGACCCAAATCCGCCATTTCTTGAAGTTTTTTGTTCTGGCCGTTTAGAAATTTCTTTGATATCTACATCAACTACCGGAACAATCTCAGCTTGAGCAATTCTCATTCCATCTGACACTTCAAATGGAATGTTGGATATATTCATCAACAATACAAAAGTCTGTTCCACATAATCCGAATCTACTACGCCTTCACAATTGGCAATGTTGATACCATTTTTTGATGATAATCCAGATCTAGGGTGAATTCGAAGAGAAGTATTGGTCGATAAATCAAATATCAATCCTGTCGGAATTAACATCCTATCACCATGATACATGGTGATTTTTTGATCGACCACTTTCCGTACCGTTTTGACATTTTGTTTATTGTAAAATTTAATTTCATCTCCGTCCCGCATAGACGCCTTTAGATCGAAACATGCGGCAAGATCAGAACCTTTAACAGGCATATGTGCCTCTGGAAATAACTTATAACAATAAATTCTATTTGCGTAATCTTTTTCTGCCCACTTTGCAGCCATTATATAATCCTCATAATTTTTATCGTTTCCTACCAATATTGTATTTGGGTACTAATTCCCATTCATCTTTTTCTTTGTGGGAAAGTATTTTGATTTGTGATATTGGAGCCTCTTCAAATTCATCATTTTTTATAACTGATATCAAACCCCATTCTTTTAACAAGTTTACTATCGTATTTCTTCTCGATCTATCATTATCAGAAAAATCGGAGGACTTACCATCCAGTTTAAACAATTCTTTAAAATGGACAATGTAGTATTTGCCTTGTTTGTGTAAAATGTGACAGGATTGATAAAGTTTTTTATCTTTTTTTGAAGCAACACCAATTCTTGTAAGTGTCTCGCGTATCTTTAAAAAATCTTCTTGATCTGCTAGGGATACTTCCACTAATGATTCTAAAATTGACATAACCTATCCGCCTTTGTTCATTGACTCCCTTATATAACCGATTTGATCTTTGGTCAATATAGCAAGAGCCTGCTCTGTTTTTTTATTATTATATCCATAATATTGTTTCACAGTTTCGAAATCATTATGAACAGTTTTCTTGTGCCACTTAGAAAATCTCTTTCGTGGTCGAATACTATTTAGTAAAAAATCGAATTGCATTTTATGATCGGCAGTATGGTGAATATTCATTTCTTGAGCCTGCATCAAACTGTCTTGAAAGTTAGAAAAGTTTCGGTTGATAAGAAATGGAAGATACTTTTTTTCCCACTGATCATCGCCACTATCCATCAACTTCTTTTTGTTGTGAGAGATCGCAGGAACATAATCTTTGAATAAATCGTAGCTCATAATATATTATCCACTTATGTATGTACCACTAGGTCGATACCATTCTTTTTGATTGTGTATCTTACCTAGCAACTCAGTAATACTTGCAAGTTCCTCATGTATTGCGGTCTTACTAGATTCTTTCTTTACTGTCAATAATCTACTCGACAATCTTTTCATTCTATAATGCATAGAATGTTCTATCATATCTAGTTCTTGCAGGTTCAGATCGAAACTTTTGTTGTAACTCATTTCCACTCACAATCACACATTAACGCTGTCAAACATGCAACCATATTTATTTCTTGGTCGGCAACAAAGGCAGATTTATATTGATAGTCTGCAATGTGAATAATAGCCTGTGGAATAGTATTTGATTCCGCATGTTCATACAATCCATTGTAAATAGTTCTAAAAATAGTTGAAGGATCATTATCAAGATTATCAGTTACCCAATGTCGCAAAGTAGTAAAGTTTTTGTCGCGTAGGGCGTCAGTCAACTTTTTAATGTTTATCTCGCCGACAGAAGTAAGGAGACCTTCGTCTATCACGCCCCCAGCAGAGTATCGTTGCAATTCATTCAAGACTCTTCGCCAGTCGGGGAAATGCTTCATTACAACCTGTTGTGTCACCTTGTCATTCGACTCGATCTTTTCCACCTCAAGAATGTTTTTGACACGCTTCCAAAATTGATTGGCAAGTTTTGCCTTATCAGATTTATTAATCTTGAACTCGACCAAAGAACATCGACTATGCAGTGGTTCGATAATACGATTTTTGAAATTACATGTCAAAATGAATCGACAGTTTGAAGAAAACTCTTCGATAAAACCGCGCAAGGCTGGTTGCGTCGATTGTGGATTCAAATAATCTGCTTCGTCCAGAATAATAACTTTACCAAACTCTTTGCTACTACCTTGGTCAAACGACACAGTGGACGCATAGTTTCGAATCTTTGTTCTCAGAACATCGATACCACTATCTTCCGAACCATTGATTAACATATAATCACTGCCGATTTCATTACACAACGCTTTCGCAAGAGTCGTCTTACCAACGCCAGGCCCCCCAGCTAGTAATAAGTTGGGGAGACTGCCAGTATCGACAAATTCTTTAAAGGTTGCTTTTAGTGTATCCGGTAAGATACAACTATCAATATCGTTAGGTCGATATTTTTCTACCCATAAAAAACTATCCATTTACGCACCATATGTCGAATCTTGTTCAAGAGTGATCCAATACTGAATTGGAAGTTTTTGGTGGCGGAATGTCGAAATTTTGTTTTTCGAAATGCCCACATCATAATCGCCTTCAATTAATTTGAGATTTTCCGACCGGAAATACATAGTAAATGGATCGTCAGATTTACCTACCGGCTCTTCGGATACATTCGATGTATCATCTTTTTTGTCCAAGGCACTAAAGTAAACTACGCCATCATCTTTGGTCGACAAAGAATAATCAGGCAATCCACTGATCGATGCCACTTGATTAATAGTAGACAAAGTTTCGTGTGGAAGTTTCACATTAATATCCCAACTAGGAGCTTTCTTAGATCCTTCTGGATTATTATCAGAATCATCCATCTCAAAAGTATTTTCGACAAATACAATGATAGATGGTTCTGCGGCCATAAACTTATAAGTCTTTTCGCCGTTTGACATCATTACATATTTTTCGTGAAATTCCAATTCTGGATAGATTTTCAATAGATTTAAGAACTTTCCCAAATCATAGATACAGAAATCTACTGGAAATTCTTCGGACACATCTGTGGCCGATAGAATATTTCTCATTACAGAAATAGTAGACACCCTACTACCTTTTTTGAGATATATAGATTGGTTGATTGTAGTATAGTTTTTCAGAATATTCTGAGTCGTTTCACTGAGTTTCATTAATTTTGTTCTCCAAAGTTGTATAGTAGTTCATAATTTTTTCTTTATTGTTAGTCAAAAAATCTATCAAATCGGGTTTGCCGCGCCAAACGCACTTGCCATACCAATTCTTAAATACTGGGCCTCGCTTGATAGTTTCATCGTAAACAGATGATTTAATTAAAACAGTTTCGTGTTTTATTGCAGCTGATTCTGACCAATATTCCTTGCCATCAGAACATACCCAAAAAGGCCTTTCGACAACTTTTTCTGGAATATGTTCCACATGAGTTTTCTTTCTAATGTTCATTATCATATTCTCCATGAATTAAATCGTGATTGTATAGTGCTAGTATACCATAATGGATTATCTTTGTCAAGTCTTTTCTAAAATCTTCTGGACCAGCACCTTTTTTTCCATATCGTTGTGCATACTTAGAAACATTGCCCAAACAAAAACCTTCGCCATGACCATTGTCCATAATGACTTCTGTAGCTTGCAGTTTATTATTTGAATAGTGTTGTGCGTATGTTGAATCGATATACTGCCGGATTTCATCCAGCAGCACATCTTCATTAAATTTATAGTCTATCAATTACTTCTCCTTAAAATGGGATTTCTTCGCCAACTTCTTCTTCTGATTCGACTTCTGTGAGCAAATCACCACCAGAAATTTTCGAAAACAGGTCTACAAAAGAGGCCTTGGTTTCATCGTCAAACCGATTAGTGCAAAGTTCAATTGCTTTGGAAATGTCATTGAAAATTGAATAGGTTTCAACAATGTGAACCAAACGGCGAGTAGAAATGATTTCATCAATACCACCTTCTTCGAAAGTTTTCCGAATAGCACCAGACCACATGGTCAAATCCTCAACCATTTTCTTGTCATCTGTCGAAGCAGAACCTTTCAAAGATTGCAGATTGTTGATAAGAATTTTTTTCTCAACAGTCTGGGCAGGATATTCCTGTTCGAAAGTAACTTTGAAGCGTTCTAGGAATGCCTCATTCAAAACATTCGTACCGATAAACCGACCATCATCAGAACCTTTGCCTTTTGTGTTCGCAGTGGCAATCACTGTAAAACCAGCAGCGGGCGTAACAAACCGATTATCTTTTTTGAGATAAACGCCTTTGCCATCAATGATAGATTGTAGACACATGATTTTGTTTGACGCAAGGTCGACTTCATCAAGTATCAGAA